CCTTGAGTACCGGTCATTGAGGTTGGTGGAGTGTAGTTTCTGTCCTTGACTCCAAACGAATTGTATTCGCTAGCGTAATAATCATCTGCAAGCCACACTTCAATTTCTTCGAATGTCAGCGACATAGTAATAGCAGCAGGAACTTTAGCGTCTTCAGAGGAAGAGGATAAGAATGTAGCTCCGTTAGGAGTATAGTTTACATTCATGTTAGTCAGTACACATCGCTTGAATTGTCTCATATATGCGTCAGGAACCATCTTTATTTCAAATATTGCAGGAGCTTTTAGGATAGATTTATTTTCAGCCATCATCTCTGGTAGCATCTCTCTTCTAAAATATCCAATAATTTTACGTATAGTTTTAGACTCTTCCAACGATTCTGGATAAAAAGTCCAGTCAAAAGAAAAGGGAGGTTTGAAACCTGTTCCCTGGAAGATCATTACAGGAAAAGGGTTTGTGGTCACTTGCATTGAGCTTTTTGCAGCGGCCGCTAGTGGACCACCTACTCCAGACACTAGATACGTCAATGCTCCAGCCAGAGCATTTTTACCAGCACCCATTGGATCATTCTTGATAGTGTTAACGAGGTTAGTGGCTCCCTTGCCAGCTAAATTTCCAAGATTCTGGCTTAAAGCATTCTGAATACTGACAGTACCTCCTTCTTGCATCATGGAGTTCATTCCCTCTTTTGCAGCGTTACCAAAGAAGAATAGATTTTCTTTTTCGTAGGATGCTCCAAAACTATCTGATATATTACCAGGTAGAGGAAGATACACTGATTGTTCATAACTAAACTGTCTTTTGACCTCAGTAGCTCTATCTTGAGAGAATTTAAATGCGTTCAAAGATATATAATAATCAGTAGACAAATCACTTGGAAAAATAAATGGAGACTTGTTTCCCAGTAGGGTACTAGATCTTTTTTCATCAATCTCTTTTTCCGGCAAAGTTGTGCTGGACGTAGATGGGCTACCACTGGTTGCTGGAGATCCTTTTTTCTGACTGAGATGATTGGATAACCTTTCATCATTGGTACCCCCAGAACTATTTACGGTATACCCTTGGAGTCCTGAGCTAGACTGTCCAGTAGATGGTGGAACATTCATTAAAATATCCTATGAGTTATAGCGGAACCTTTAAACCAAAAAATCCCTCGAAGTATAGAGGAAATCCAACTAATATTATTTATCGCTCTCTATGGGAGTGTAAATTTATGAGCTACTTGGATTCCCATCCCCAAATCCTTGAATGGGCCAGTGAAGAGTTTTCTATTCCATATTTATCACCCATTGACAACCGGGTACATAGATATTTTCCAGATTTCTGGTTAAAAAAGAAATCAGCTGATGGACTAGTTGAGGTGGTTGTTGTAGAAATAAAGCCTAAAAAACAAACTCAGCCACCAAAAACTAAAACCAAAGCAACTCGAACTTATATTAACGAGGTTAAAACTTGGGGGATAAATAGTGCAAAGTGGAAGTTTGCTACTAAATTTTGTGAGGACCGCAAATGGAAATTCCAGATACTAACAGAATACGATTTAGGTATTAAATAATGGCTCAAACCTATCAACAAATGCTCAACCAAGCCATATCAAAAGGAATGGTAGTAGACGCACAGTCCTGGTTTGATACATCGTACCAGTCGCTATCATCCAAAACTCCATCCAGTGTAATAAACAAGGGAGATGATAGGCTAACAAAAAATCTGGTAATTGGTAAAATGTATTTGTTCAATTATGATCCAAAGTACAAAGACACTTTGCCTATGTATGACAGGTATCCTCTTATATTTCCGTTTGAACGGGTAGAGGGCGGCTTCATGGGGTTGAACTTCCATTACCTGCCTTATGGTGCCAGAGCAGCGTTGTTAGATAACCTGATGTCGCTATCCACAAGTAAAACCTTTACAGACAGCATGCGTATTAACCTGAATTACCGGTTACTGAAAGGAACCTCTAAGTTTTCAGGGTTCAAGGACGGTGTGAAAAAGTACCTAAATAGTCATGTTAGATCTAGGTTCTTCTATGTTAAACCCGAAGAATGGTCTAAGGCTATTCTACTCCCTCTAGATCAGTTTGTATATAAGAACAAATGATAGACATAAATCAATTCAAATCGGCTGTACATAAACACGACCTAGAGAGACCTAATCTCTATGCTGTTAAGATTGGACTCCCAAGAACTGCTCCCGGAGGAGAAGGGGGGTTGTTGGAAGCATTTGACGAGTCCGAAAAAGGTAGGATATTAACCTTATTCTGCAAAACAGCTACACTACCAGGAATAGCCCTCGGGACAGTCGATACTAAAAGATATAGCGTAGGACCTACCCATAAGATGCCAGTAGGAGTTGGGTTTACTGATGTTAGCATGACTTTTCTATGCGATGCAAGTGGAGTAACGTATAATGTATTCTATCAATGGTTGAATACGATAATGCCATTCTCTGATGGTACTCAGGCACCTGGTAACGGTAGAAGCTTTCAGCTAGAGTTTAAGAAGAACTATGAGAGCGATATAACTATTGAGATGTACCGAGGAGTACAGGGTAAGTTTGCGGGGGCTGGTCTGGTACAAGCAGCTGCTAGTGTGATATCAGCAGCAGCTGGGGTACCTTTTGTTGGGGCGTTGTTGGGTGGTAGAAATTTACCTCAACACACTCTAGAGAAGTCCCGCGAAGTAACTATGTACAAAGCATATCCGACAAGCATTAGTGATATGAGTGTGTCAAGCACAGACTCTGATCAAATTGCGGAGTTTACAGTCGGGTTTACCTTTTATAATTGGTCGATGAAGAGATATCCAGTAGCATCAGGTGGAAGTGAAGCTCCAGCTGCAGGAGATCTCCTTGCGGCCGGTCGCGCAGCTGTATCAGATATTACAAACAAAATACGAGGATTTACAATTTAACTATTAGGAGTTATTATGGCTTTACCAAAATTGATGCACCCAACTTTTGAATTGACAGTACCATCGACAAAACAAAAATGTAAATTCAGACCCTTTGTGGTCAAAGAAGAAAAGCTTCTGCTGATGGCTAAGCAGAGCACAGAACAGAGTGACATAGTAAATGTTCTTAAACAAATAATTACCAACTGTGATGTTGGTTCGCAGCTGGATGTAGACTCATTAGCATCGTTTGATGTGGAGTATTTGTTTCTCAAATTAAGAGCTAAATCAGTAAATAATTTAATTGATTTGTCATACACTGACTATGAGGACGAAGAGCGGTATGACTTTAAAGTTAATGTAGATGAAATTGAAATAACGTACGATCCGACTCATACTAATATTGTCAAACTATCTGATCAGACTGGTATTGTTATGAAGTACCCAAGTATGAATCTAATGAGTGATATGCTTGGAGGCGAACCTGTGGTTGATATTTTGTTTACTATGATCAAGGGATGCATGCAGGAGTATTATGATGGTGATAAGATTACGAACTTTAAAGATTGTAAGCCTGAAGAGGTGGATGAGTTTGTAGATAACTTACCAACATCAGTCATTAAGGACTTTGAGTTGTTCTTTGATACCATGCCTAAGATGTATCATAAACTTGAGTATAAGAACAAAAAGGGAACAGATAGGGTTATTGAGCTGAAGACGCTTGAAGATTTTTTTACGTTTCGCTGAGCCATAACTCATTAGAGAACTACTACCAAGTAGTTTTTATACTGGCTCAGCACCACAACTATTCAATCACAGAAGTAGAGAATATGATTGTTTTTGAGAGGGATCTATATTTGCAATTGTTATCCGATCATATTAAAAAGCAAGAGGAATCCATAAAGAATGCCCGAAGCTAACCAAGATAAGAGATCCTACATGGAACAACTCCGTGAGATGAGAACCTCACGGATGCAACAGCTACGTCAAAGTAATCAGCAAGCAACACTTTTAAACAGACAGACAGCTGTAATGTCTAATGTTTATAATATACTTGGAAGGCAGTTAGCTGTATCCAATAGACTTGATAGTAACCAAAAGATAACAATTAGACAGACGGCGGCTACTAACACCAGTCTCAATAACCTCTCAAAATCTATGGCTAAGTCTATTGGTAGTTTGAGCATGTCTATTGGAAGAGGAGCTGCTGGAGCTGTTGGGTCGGCTGGTAGAGGAGTGTCTGCAGTTGGTGGGGCAGCTGTTGGTGGGGTGTCTGCAATATCATCGGGTATTTTGACCGGGTTGGCTAAAGTATTGCCAACAGCAATAATTGGGTATCTTGGAAAAACTATGTTGTGGGATAATATGGAGGATGCCACCAAGGGCAAACTTCAGACTGCCTTCAGTGGGTTGATGGAAAAGATGATGATTGGTGTCAAAGGCACTGATATTGGTAAGCAGATTGATCCCCTCACTGAAAAGCTTGGAGATCATTTAGAAGTGCTGGGAGAGAGCTTTGATAAGCTGTCAACCAAGATTAGTAAGATGGTGCAATCAATTAGTAAAGTAGTTCCACCAATGCCATCTATGAATGAGGTGAAAGAAAAAGCCACAGATATAAAGAACACCGTTGAAAAAAGAATTGAAGCAGCTAAGCCTGACATCAAAAGAGCGGCTGTTATGACCAGAATAACTGGAGAACAATTACAGAGTGCTGGTAATACTATCATGCAAGGGGTTGAGATAGGCAGGGATATATCACGACAAATACCAGAGGGTCCTGCAGGAATAACAGAGACTGCTATAGTAGGTACTGGTGTCGTAGCCGCGGCCGCAGGTGCAAGAAAACTTTATAAACCTAAGGCAGGATCACCAGCAGCACCACCAGCACCAGCACCAGCACCAGCACCAGCAGCAAAGGCCGCGGCTCCCCCAGCAGCAACAAGTACTAAGTCCTCTAGACTTGATCTGATGAGAAAAGTCAGCGGAGGAGTATTATCAGCTGAAAGCAAAGCTGCGCAGGAGACTTTAAAGAAGGCAGGTATCCCTCTCACTAAACAAGGAGTTGCTATTGCCAGGACTGTTAATAAATTAGTCAAGGGGTCTTTTAAGGGCGCAGCAACTTTACTTGATGCTGTGATGAAGTACAAGTTAACTAAGTTTGGTGGAGTACTGGGCCTTTTACTTGAAGGTGGTCAACTTGCATATCTGAGCGTTGAGATAGATGCCATGAAGGAGTTAGGTGAGCTTAATGATGAAGAAGCAGCTGCTCTGTGGCAATATTCCATAAAAATGGCTGGAGCATCAGTTGCTGGAGGACTAGTTGTTGGTACTCTTGGTGCTGCTGCTGGGGGAGGTTGGTTTTCTGTTCCTCTTGCCATTGCTGGCGGTATTGCAGGATCAACCCTTGCTCAGAAAGCAGTTGAGATGACTTCAACTCTTCCTAGTAGTTTAACTACTGAGATCACTCAGGTAGAAGCTGATAAACCTTCGGCAATGTCAGTTACGTCTCCAGGTAAG